CTTGTAATAAGAAAAGTTCAAGCTACTTTAAAAGATTCTTGTTTTGCTTTGTTTAAAAGTGTTATAAGCCAATGGCATTTATACGAACAATGCAAGATAAATAAAACAGATTTAACTATAGAATTACCAAACGGAAGTATATTTTTATTTAAAGGTTTAGACGACCCTTAGTTGCCTGAACGTATTAAGTCAATTGCTAATATTGATGATATATGGGTGGAAGAATGTACAGAAATAAATGATTTTGATTTTGACCAGCTATGTTTAAGACTTAGAAGTAAAAAACCATACAATCAGATATTTTGTAGTTTTAACCCAGTATCAAAAAGTAATTGGGTATTTAAAAGATGGTTCAATCAAAATGACAGTTCTGTTAGAACCGATTTAGCTAATACAATGGTTTTGAAAACCACCTATAAAGATAACAAATTTCTACCTAAAGACTATATTGATAACTTATTAGAAATGGGGAAAACAAATCCTGTTTATTATAGGATTTATGCGCTAGGGGAATTTGCCACTTTGGATAAACTAGTTTATACGAACTGGGAAGAATTAACCTTTGACTACATGGAGGTTTTAAAGGAAAAGAAATACAGAAAAGCTATATTTGGAACTGACTTTGGGTATACAAATGACCCAACAACATTAGTATGTAGCGTTATTGATGATGTTGATAAAATTATTTGGATATACAAGGAACATTTTGAAAGAGGCATGACAAATGAGGACATTTATAACATGTATGTTGAAAACAGAGTTGCAGGCGAGAGAATTGTTTGTGATAGTTCTGAACCAAAGTCAATTGAGGAATTAAAAAGGCTTGGATGTAAGAGAATTGTAGGTGCTTTAAAAGGAAGAGACAGTATTGTTAATGGAATACAACTAATACAACAATATAAGGTATATGTTCATCCAGGTTGTAAAAATATAATAGAGGAATTTAAGAATTATACATGGATTAAAGATAAACAAAGTAATGAATACATAAACAAGCCTATCGACAAGTATAACCATGGTCTTGATGGGTTTAGATATTCCGTGATGGATCATATAGGCTCACAAGGTGTAAAAATCAAACTGCTTGATAGGAAATTACTCTTTTAAAGAAGGTGAAAAAAGTTTGAAGTTTAATAAAGAAATTGCATCAAAAATGAAAATGGAATACAACGCTCGGAAAGGTAAAGCTACAGAACTTTTTAATTATTATATTGGAAGATCTAAGTCTGTAAGAGAATATCCTAAAACTGACAGGAGCAACAGAATTGTTTCTGACAATTTTATTAAATGTTTTACTGATGAAGAAGTAAGTTTTATGGTTGGTTTACCAGTTAATTATGTTGATAAAACCAACAGAGAAAGTCTTGCATATATTGAAAATGTACTTAACGGTGTCAGTGCAACAATTGATGTTGAACTTGCAACTAATATGTTAATCTATTCAACCGCATATGAGTTTTATTATAAAAACAATGATGAATTTAACATAAAGGTTTTAAGTCCAATGGAGGGGTACGGATATTTGGATAGCAATGGCAACGTACAACTTTTCATGTATTTCTTTAAAAAAGAGTTAGACAACAATGATTATATACTTTTTGTTGACGATGAATATATTTACGAAATGGATTCTGATTTTAATATATTAAAAAATAGAAATGGTGAAGAACTAAAAAAACCTCATTATTTTAATTTTTGTCCTGTGGGTGTCGCAAAGTTACCTAATGGAATTTATGATACATTAGGGTATAATCTTGGTTCTCTCCAAGATGCTTACAATTATGTTAACAGTGATTGGGGAAACGAAATTGGAGATACAAGATTAGCTTACTTAGCACTTTATGGTTTGAGTTTAGACGATGAAGATGCAACTAAAATGAAAGAAAAAGGCATACTACAGATACCAGATGCAAAAGGTAAAGCAGAATGGTTGATTAAAAACATAGATCCAAAGTTTGTGAAGGAATATAGAGATGCAATAAAGGAAGATATCTACAGAGTTGCGCAACATATAGATAATCAAGAAAATGTACAATCGAATACCAGTGGTAGTATGTTAAGTACTAGATTAAACTGTTTAAGATTAAAAATCATGACACAAAATTCAGCTTTGAAAAATTGTATTAAAATGCGATTAAGATGTTTATTTAGATTTTTAGATGTTGAGAAAAACAAAAATTTTAATTATAAAGATGTTGAAATTAGACCTCAAATTAATCTACCTAAAAACGATGTTGAAACCGCTCAGATAATTAGCCAATTACCTGAAGGTATATTAAGTAAGCAAACTGCAAGATCATTATTTAGTTTTATGTATAATCCTTCTAGGGAACAACAATTAATTGATGAAGAAATAAAAAAAGAAATGGATAACGAAATTTTAGATATCCATGCCAAGGAACAAGATGGATGATTTTTCTTTAGAGGAACTAGAAGAATTATACAGTAATGTTGATGGCTTGGAGTTGGATAATGAATTGCAAGAAGAATTGATTAATAAAATTGCAATAATTGTAGTTACCTACCTGGTGGTTCAAGAATACATGAAAATGACCAACAAGGAAAAAGTAAATGCTAAAACTGACATTAAGATAACAATCGAAACTAGCTTAAATAAATCCTTGGAGGATAGAAAAAATACAATTAATAATGTTTTGAAAAACTTAAATTGGAGTAACTCTAAAGAATTAACAAAAATTATTAATGAAAAGATTGATAACAAGACTTGGTTAGATAGGCTTATTAAAAACAAATCAGATACTGGCAAAAAATTAATGAAAACAGTAAAAGATTTTCTTAATGGTGATATTTCAATTAATGATATTAAAGACAAACTAACCAAGATTATCAAATATGATTGGTATAAAGACAAGAGATTGTTTGAAAATGAAATTGCAAGAGTTACAAACGCTCTGAAAATAAATAGTTACAAAAGAATGGGAATTAAAAAAGTAAGAAGATGTGCAGTTTTAGATGCTAGAACATGTGATGTTTGTGCAAGTGAAGATGGAACTGTTTATTTTATTAACGAGGCACCTAATTTGCCTGAACATATTAGATGTAGGTGCTATTGGGAAAAGGTAGATTGATAAAGAATAGTCAATTAAGTCTTAGGAAACTAAGGCTTTTTATTATGCCCTTAGCATGGCGTAAAAAGGCTAGAAAAATTTTTGGCACTTGTTTGGGCCTATTGGCACTTATTTGGGCGAAAGGAATGATAGATTATGAAAAAAAGTGAGTTATTAGATTTGCTTAAAGACATCGATGATAATTCTGACATAAATAAAACAATACAAGAAATTGAAGGTTTAGCTAAGCCTTTTGATTTAAACTCTATAAAACTAGATGATTTTAAGAATATTCTTGAAAATAACAGCGAGGCTAAAGCCTATTATCAATCTGCTATTGATAGCGGTATTGGGAAAGGTGTATCTAAATTTAAAGAAAATTTTGAAAAAGATAAATTACCACAATTAATTGAGGAAGGCATAAAAGCCAAATCATCAGAGGGAATGACAGAAGAACAGAAAAAAATAAAAGAACTTGAAGATAAATTAACTTCAATGGAAGAAAAAGAGGCTCAAAACAAACTCATAGAAACAAATAGAAGTAAATTGAAAGAAGTACAATTATCAGAGGATTTAGCGAAATATGTAAAAACTGATGATGATATTGAATTCTTTAAAAATTTAATTGCTAATAGTAATGCTAGTGCCATTAAAGCAAAATTAGGTGATAGCAACTACGAACCGCCAACACCATCTGCTGGTGGTATCACAAAAGAGCAATTCGATAAAATGACTTATAAAGAAAGGGTTGATTTGTATAATAGTGACAAAGCTACATATGATCAACTTTCTAATTAATAAAAAGGAGTGATATAAATGTCAAATTTAACAACAAAATTAGCGGATTTAATAAATCCGGAAGTAATGGCAGATATGATTTCTGCAAAAATTCCAAAAAAAATTGTGGTAGCACCATTTGCAAAGGTTGATACTACTCTTGTAGGACAACCTGGAGATACAATCACAGTTCCACAATATGCATATATTGGTGATGCAGTAGATGTTGCTGAAGGTGTTGCTGCTGAAACTGTAAAACTTACTGCAAGTACTACACAAGTAACTGTTAAAAAAGCTATGAAAGCAGTTGAATTAACAGATGAAGCAGTATTAAGCGGTTATGGTAATCCAATAGGTGAAACAAATAACCAAATTGCTAAATCTATAGCATCTAAAGTGGATAATGATTGCATGGATGCATTGTATAATGCTCAATTATTTTATGATGGTTCATCATCACAAATTGCATATGATGGAATTGTTGATGCTATTGATGTATTCGACGAAGAAGTTAATACAGAAAAGGTAATGTTCATAAACCCTAAGCAAGTTACAAAATTAAGAAAAGATAGTAACTTTATTTCTGCTGATAAATATGGAGTAGGTACAAATGTTATAATGACTGGCGAAATTGGTAGAATTGCCAACACAAGAATTGTCCCATCAAAGAAAGTTAAAGAATTTTCAGAATGGTATTCTCCAATTGATGGTGGTGATAGTAACGCTTTAACCATAGTTGCTTCAGGAGCTACAGCAAAACAAGTTAATTTAGCTGATGTTACTCCTTCTTTACCAAACGCAAAAGTTGGAGATACAGTTAAAAAGTCAACTACCGCAGTATATTTTAATCCAATTGTTAAATTACAAAATGATAACGAAACTGAAGAAGATGCTCCAGCATTAACTATTTATCTTAAGAGAGATACAAATGTTGAAACTGATAGAGTATCTTTAAGCAGAAAAACTGATATTTCAGCAGACAAGCATTATGTGGCAGCTTTAAGTAACACTTCAAAAGTAGTATTGGCTAAAATTAAAAAGTAGTCAATACTTTTACAAAGGAGGGGTAGTATGGAATATACAGATGAAGATAAAGCAATAGCAGCAATAAGAAATTATCTTAATGTAGGGAATAAAGCTAAATGGACTGATGATTACATTAAAGAAAATTTTGCTATAGCAATAGATTCTTTAATTAATCAATCAAATAGTATTAATGCAGTTTTGACTCAAGGGATAGTCGAAAAAGAAGAAGGAAATAGTAGAGTTGCATTTGATACTTCATTTAAGCCTTGGACCATAACTGACAATATTAAATCTTTACTGCCTCCACCTTTTTTGGGTGTTTATTAGGTGGTGATAGTATGATATTATTCCCTAATACTGATATAACTTTATATAATAAATATTATGATATTGATAATGATTGTTATATGTATCAAAAAACACTAATAAAAAATGTTGATTGGCAAGGCAAAAAGGCTGCAAGGGTATCAAACAACATTTCTAGTGCTACCGGAACAGTTCCTGATGATAGTTACATTATATTTATAGATAAATTAGATAATTATATTTCACCAAAAGCTTTTTTAAATCTAGAAAAAGAAGAAAGAAGTAAATATTTCACTTTTGCTACTGGAGATAAGATAGTTAAAGGAAATATTGATTTTGAATATTCAACTAAAAATACATTAAAAAAACTAGGAGAAGATTATGACGATGTAGTTACTATTATGGGAGTTACATTATGGAGTGATCATATGGAGGTGGAATGTGAATAATGTTGATAAAGGTAAAATTAAATCCAGTAGGTCAGATTTTAACTAAAAGACATTTAGATAGCACTGGTCAAAAATATTTTTCGCAAAAATGTGCAGAATACATGAATCCATATGTTCCATTTCTTACTGGTAATTTAAAAGATGTGGAAGTTGAAATTGCACAAGATAAAGTTACATATAAGGCACCTTATGCAGCTAAGCAATTCTATTCAAATGCAGGTATGGGTAGAGATGGTACATCATATGGTGGTCTTAGAGGTAAGCAATGGTGTGAAAGAATGAAAACTGATAGAATGAGTGATTTGACAAAAGAAATTGCAAATTATGTAGGAGGTAAATCCAAATGATTATTGATGGATTAAGGACATATATAAGAAAGTGTCCAGCATTAAGAAAATATAATAAAGCAGTAAAAGTTAATGTTGATTATCTGGAGGATAAACCTACAACTTATTCAATTGAAGAAGTGCCATCTGATGTTGTGATACAGAAATATGTTGATGGCAGTAGCAAAAGGCAATATGTTTTTGTATTTGCCAGTAGAGAAAGCTATTCAGAAGATGTTATAGATAACATTAATAATAGCGGTTTTTATGAAGATTTTGCAGAATGGTTAGAAGAACAAACCAATAATGATAATTTACCTTTTATTGGTGATGATAAAGAAGTTTTAAAAATAGAGGCTATGACTAATGGTTATGCTTTTAAAACTGACGTAGACACCGCTAGGTATCAAATACAATGTAGAATGATTTATATGAAAAAGTAATGAACTCCAGGAGTTCTTTTTTTATTATTCAAAATTAAAGGAGTGATAGTAAATGTCAATTAGAAAAAGAAAAATTGAAGCTGATTATTTAAAAATAAATAAGGCGTTTGTATTTTTAGGAACTGGTTGGACAGGGTTAGATGAGAAACCTAATGCTCAAACAAAAGAAAAAAGATATGTAAATGAAAGTTCAAGTACTCAAACTATTACAGGATATAAATGGCAAAATGATTTTACTGGCGATCAAATTCAAAGTGATGAAGCTATAGAATATATAGCATCTATCGGAAAAGAATTAAAGAGTGGAGCTGAAGCTGAAACTGAATATTGCAAAGTTGATTTAGATAAGCCAGCATCAACAGATAGCAAATCTTTTTATGCCAGAAAATTCAAAGTAGCTATTCAAGTGGATGAATTTCCTGATAATGATGGTGAATTAGGAATTAGTGGTTCTTTCTTAGGTATTGGTGATCCTATAATTGGAACATTTAATGTTGAAACAAAAGCTTTTACTGAAGGTTTTACAGGTAAGACACTGGAATTTACCTATAATGCTACTGGTGATGTAACTGAAATAAGTAATAGTAAAATAACATTTGATAAGTCTGAAAACAAATTTAAAGGAATACCAACAGATGTTACAAGCTTTACGTTTAAAGATGGTGGAACTTTAAAAACTGCAACATTGGCTGAAACTTGGAATGTTGCATAAATAACAACTAATTAGGAGGTATTGTTATGAAATTAAATGGAGTTGAAATTCCAGACATTGATGTAATGGACATGGATATCAGAGAAAAGATAGAAAATGAAAAAGAAAAAATAGCTAACAAAATGAACAATATGAGTAATTTTAAAGGAACTGCTATTGAAAAAGCTAAAGCCATATGTGATGATGTTAGTGATTTTGTATCAGAAATATACGGGGAAGATGTATCACAAAATATTTTTAAAGGCAAACAAAACTTTAGAGTTGCACTAGAAGTTTTTGAGGCAATAAACGATGAAATTGATAGACAAGATAAAGAATTTAATGTCTATGTTGATAAAGTAATCAGTAGACATAAAAATGGTAAAAAATAATGTCAATCTTAATTGATAAATTGCCTCAAAAAGTTGTTATTGATAATACAGAATATGTTATAAATAGCGATTTTCGTACTTCTATTAAGTTTGAAAATACAATGTTAAAAAACGATATTGACGAAGTCAGTAAACTTATTGAAAGCTTGAAATTATATTATCCTGTAATTCCTGAAAACTTTATGGAGGGATTTAACAAAATAATATGGTTTTATAGTTGTGGCAACGAAAAAGAAAATAGCAAAAGCAATACCAATAATAGTAGTGGAAATAGCAAAACAAAAATATATGACTTAAACTATGATGCAGATTATATTTACAGTGCCTTTATGAGCCAATATAACATTGATTTACAAGATATAGAGTATTTGCATTGGTGGAAATTCAAAGCGTTATTTAAAGCTTTAAATGACAATAATAAGATAGTTAAAATAATGGAATATAGAAGTATAGATTTATCAAAAATAAAAGATAAAAGTCAGAAGGATTTTTATAAAAAAATGAAGAAAATATATGAAATTCCTATGCCAAAAGAAGATAAAGAAAAACTAGATGAAATTAATAACATTCTGTTAAATGGTGGTAATATTGGGGACATATCCAAAATTATATGATAATATTATCCTTAATAAGGGGATGATAATTAATGAAAAAGAGAATATTTTTAATGGTCGCTATATTAATTGCCATTTTAGGAACTGTTGGAATATATTATTATAACAATACAATTAGCATAAAAGTGCAATCAAAAAGTAAAAAAGATGTATTTTTTGATGTTAAATATTACGATTTAATAGTATCAGGTTTAGATTTAAAAATATATGCAGTTCCATTAATAAATAGTGATGATAAATATTCTGTTTATGGAACTTCTATGGATTTTAATGGATTTGATTTAAAAATAATATGTGATAAATACAGTGGTAATATAAAAGAAGTTGACATTGAAATAAATAATGAAGACAGCAAAGAAGGAGCAACTTATTTAGTATTCTATGAACAGATTAAAAGTAAAGTTGTTGAATATTTAGGTGCTGATAATTGTGAATTATTAGAGAATGTAGAAAACAACAAGAATAAATGTTTAATCACAAAAAAATTAGATAGCTAATATTTATTTAAAGTAAACACTTAGATTAATTTCTAGGTGTTTATTTTTTTATGCAAAAAGGTGGTGAGAATATGTCGGATGGAAAGATAGTGATTGATACCCAGCTTAACACAAAAGAACTTGAAAGTGGTATTTCAAGAATATCAAGTATTGCAAACAAAGGTTTTGGCGTATTAAAAAGTACAATAAAAGGAGTAACAACAGCTTTAGCTGGAGCAGCAGGATATTCATTAAAAGTTGGTAGCGATTTCGAGGCGCAGATGTCAACAGTACAAGCTATTAGTGGTGCTACAGGTAGCGACTTTGAAGTTTTAACTGAAAAAGCTAAAGAGATGGGTAGAACAACTAAATTTACCGCTACCGAGGCTGGAAAAGCTTTTGAATATATGGGTATGGCTGGATGGAAAACACAAGATATGCTTAATGGTATAGAAGGTGTAATGAATTTAGCCGCTGCAAGTGGTGAAGATCTAGCTAGAACTTCTGATATTGTTACAGATGCAATGACAGCATTAGGTATGAAAGCTGAAGAGTCAACTCATTTTGCTGATGTGTTGGCGGCAGCTGCAACTAACAGTAATACTAATGTAGGTATGATGGGTGATTCTTTTAAATATGCGGCTCCTTTAGCTGGTGCTTTAGGATTTAGTTGTGAAGATTTATCTATAGCGCTAGGTACTATGGCCAATTCAGGTATTAAATCTAGCCAAGCTGGTACTGCATTAAGAGCAATCCTTACCAATATGTCAAAGCCTACTAAAGATATGCAAGGTGCCATGGATAAACTTGGAGTAAGTTTAACAGATGGTCAAGGGCATATGAAGTCACTAAGACAAATAATGATAGATTTAAGAAGTAGTTTTTCTAAACTTAGTGAAGAGGAGAAAGTATCAACTGCGGCTGCTTTAGCTGGTAAATATGGAATGTCAGGATTATTGGCAATAGTAAATGATAGCCAAGAGAATTTTGATAAACTTACAAATGCAATAGATAATTGCAACGGTGCGGCTCAAGAAATGGCAGAAACAAGACTTAATAATCTACAAGGTCAAATGACAATTTTAAAATCCGCAACTGAAAGTTTAGGTATAGAATTTTATGAAAGCATTAACAATCCTTTAACTGATGTAGTTAAAAATGGTATTGATATGGTTAATCAACTTACCAATGCATTTAAAGCTGATGGATTAGAGGGAATGGTTGTTAAATTAGGCGATATCTTAGGAGATGTTGCAGTACAATTTGCTAATTTCTTACCAACTTTTATTGATGTAGGTGTAGAGGTTGTTAATAATTTTATTGATGGATTAAGTGATAATTCTACAAAACTTGCAGATGCAGGGATAAAGATAGTTACTAGCGTTGTTAATGGTGGGAAAAAGATAATTCCTAAAGTGATAGATTTAGGTGCTAGTATAGTAAAATCATTATTAAAATCCATTACTGGTTATAGTTTTGATAGAGAAATTGATAAATTTGCGGATACTATAAAAAATACTTTATCTAATGCATTTAGATTCGCAACTAAGTTAATAAAACCTTTTTTAGAGGTTGTAGGAAAGCTTTCAGAACATTTAGATATTCTAGGACCAGCTATCATTGGTGTTGTTGGGGCTTTTAAGGCTTATGAAGTTGCGGTAACTGCTGCTAAAACTGCTCAAGCATTGTTTAATGGTGTTTGCGATGCAAATCCATATATATTAGTAGCTGCTGCTATTGCGGGTGTAATTGCAATTGCAGAAAGTTACAAATTAACACAAGAAGATGAATATGAAGAACACAATAAATTAATTGATAAAGTCAATGAACATTGCGAGAGTTATAAAAAACTTGGAGAACAAGCAGAAGAAAGCATGAAAAAAGGTTTTTCAGATACTTCATATTTGGAAAGCTTAAAAAAAGAACTTGATAGCCTGATTGATGCTAACGGAAAAGTTAAGGATGGATATCAAGGAAGAGTAGATTTTATTTGTAAAGAGTTACAGGATGCTACCGGAATTGAAATTAAGCAAGTAGATGGCGTAATTCAGAAGTACGATGAGTTATCTAAAAAAATTGACGAAACTATACAAAAAAAGAAAGCAGATATTATTTTAGAGGCGTTAAAACCTCAATATCAAGAGGCTTTAAAAAATAGAACTAGCAATTATTTAGATTTAGAAAAGCTAGAAAAGGATCTTAAAGAGTTAGAAGAAAAAAAAGAAAACATAGATAACATGTGGTCAAATGCATCTGATAGGGTAAAAGCAAGAAATGAAATAAACAAAAAAATCAATGAAACTAAAGATAGTATTGATTCATTACAAGAAACTATTGATGATTCTGAAAAAGACATTAAAAATTATGATGCATTAACAACTTTATATGCACAAGGTTCATACCAAACCATGTATCAAATGTATAGCAATCTTGCTACTGGCATTAAAAACGGTTCTCAAATGACTTTAGATGAAGCTAGGGAAACATTATCATTATTAAGAAACGCGTATGCACAGGCAATTAATGATGGAAACAAGGAAACAGCTAGTCAAATCATAAGCCAATACAATCAAACAATGAGTGAACTTGACCCTAACATCAGGGAAACTTTATTAAATGAAGGGTTTAACTGGGGTAAGGTTTTGGGAGATTCCACTGCTGACGGAGTAAATGCTAGCGCCCCTAATGTTAATAATGCTACCGAGGCTACATTGGGAAACGCTGTAATTTGGGGTGCCAATGGTAACACAAGAAATGCAAATGTTGCCGGTAGTAATTTAGGTGTGGGTATAGCTAATGGTTTTGTGTCAGCAACACCTGTTTTATCAGAAACAATGGAAAATTCAATTAAAAATTCAGCAACTAATGCCGCTAACAACAGCCAAGAAAAAATGCAAGAAATAGGTGAAAACTTAGCTTTAGGTGTTGCTACTGGTATGGCAAAAGGTACAGCAACAGTAGGGCAAGCTGGTGCTGCAATTATAAATAGAGCAATTCAATCAGGTCAACAAGCTGGAGATATTCATTCACCTTCAAGGAAAACTAGAGATTTAATAGGTAAAAATCTAGGTTTAGGTGTTGCAGAGGGAATTGGAGATGAAGAACAAACTGTTAAAAATACAATGAGTAAGCTTATTAATAGCCTTACAAGTGATGATATAACAAAATTGTACAACGAACTTTCCAATACCATAGGGATTGAAAATGCAAGATTAACAACAGATATAACTATGTCAAATAATTTAAATACAATTAACAGTATCAATAACCAAGATATATGTAATAAACTCGATGAAGTTAATAAAGATATATGTTCTAGTGTTGGTAATATAAAAACTGATGTTAATTTAGATGGCAAAAAAGTTAGTAGAAGTATAAGTTCTTATATGAATACCGATTTAGTTTACAATTTCAGGAGGTGATTAATTTTGCAGATAAATAATAAAAATATAAAGATTTTTAAAGCTAAACTTTCTGAAAGAGTTATAGGTCCGGCAACGATAGATATTACTTCGTTGTGGGAAAATCAATTTCTAGAGCCTATTTATTATACCGGAAAATATAAATTCAAACCTATAAAATTGGTACTTGATGTTATATGTGACAATAA